GTTTGATCCACCGCCACCTTGACCCATGTGGTTTTGATAGGTGAAGGCACTAGAGCCACTCCATTGTGCCGCTGTGGATTTTGAAGGACTGTTACTAGCCCCGTTGTATCCATATACTGAAGCGGATGAAGTGCCATCTGGGTGTATGTAAATGTCGCCACCAGAAGCACCTTGGGATACATTTTGAATCTGGCCTAGACCGCCACGCCAGCCTCCGCCACCGCCGCCACCTCCGCCACCATCACCATAGTAACCAAAGCCTTCCTGACCCTCATGATCCCATGTGTTTCCTCTTGGCTGTCTGCCGCCGCCTCCAGCCGCTTGCTCGTTCTGGACGCCCTCGTTAGAGCCTCCGCCGCCGCCACCTCCGCCAGCGACTAAAACTTCAATGCCGTTGAGGGTTATTGCAGAAGCACCGCCTCCGCCACCACCGCCGCCAGATGTACCACCACCACCAGCGAAGCCGCCTTTACCGCCTCTGCCGTAAGTAGAAAAGCCGCCTAAACCACCACCATAGCGGTTTTTGCCAGACATACCGCCCTCGCCGCCGTAGCCAACATGGATGTATAGTGTGTCACCTACGTTTATGTCCATCTGCGTATGAACCAATGCACCAGAACCACCAGAGCCTCCAGAGCCACCATCATAGCCACCACCGCCACCGCCTGAGCCTACGGCTAAACAGTGTAATGTGGCTGTCGGAGTAGTAGGTTTATTCGTCAGGTCATTGTAACTTCCTGAGAACATACCTGTAAGGTTAGCACCACTAATTGCTGGCAAAGACCCAGTGAGTCTAGACGAATTTAAAATGGAACTAGATGTTAAGTAGCCAGCCCCGTTTGATAGTTGGTTATTGTTACTAGGTATTGTAGGCCTGTTAGACAGACTGTTGTAGCTACCATCGAAAAGCGAGGGTCTGTTAGACAGACTGTTGTAGTTACCATCGAAAAGTGAAGGCTTGTTAGACAGGCTGTTGTAGTCACCTGAGAACATACCTGTCAGCGCAGAGCCATCACCAGTTAGTGTGGTTGCATTGAGAGCACCTGAGACAGTCACACCGCTTGCATTTGTCGTTAGTTTGACAGCACCAGCGTTATATAAACTTACTCCACCATTTGTAATTGCTCTTATCTTGTATTGAGACGCATCAGAGGTTTTCACGTCAAACTGGTCAGCCCTAATTATTAGGTTTCCAGTGCCAGTTTCGTGGATGTATGAGTTGTTAGAGTCATGGTACAGTTGAAAATCATCAGAATTACCAAAGTATATTTTTTCATTGTCTTCTAGTCTTATGTTACCAGAAATATCAACGCCTGTTGATGTTGTCTCAATCTTGGTAGAACCTTGGTGCTTTAGCTTTACCCCTGCATTGTTCTTAAACTCTGCCATAGTGTGACCATTGGCGTTGTCATAGATGTCAAGAGATGCACCATTAGTGGTGAATATCAACTTGCCTTGTCCAAAGTCTGAAATAAAAGAGTTTACACCATTATGGTACATCTCCATATCTCCAGAATTACCAATTCTTAATTTTGTGTTATCTGAAAAAGTAGCATTGGCTCCGAAAGTAGTGTTGGAGTTAAAAGTAGCATTGGCTCCGAAAGTAACCTGTCCGTTAAACGTACCACCAGTTGAAGCTGACACTGTGTCGGCTATTTGGAATGATTTGAACGCATAGACATTTAAAAGATCACCTACAGTCGCTACTTCATCTAATGTAATCGTGATGCCGTTAGTTGCTGTGTAATCAGATGAGTCAAGAATGATACCATTGAGTGTCACAAGTATATTGGCACTTATGAAAGACATGGCTAGGCCGTGATCATCAGTACCTGTGAATGCAGTCTGGTTGGCTGTTGCTGTGTACTCAAACTGATTTAGGGATGCCACGCCAGAAGACGAGGCCGCTATCCAGTTGGCTCCATCGTAAACTTGCATTGAAGCCGATGAAGACGAGAAATACAATGCGCCTTGTACTAGGGCGTTACCATCGTTGTCTAAAGTCGGCTCGGCAGACTTACTACCTAAATATCTGTCATCGAATTGATCTAAGGCTGTAGCCGCCGCCGCCGCACTTTGAGAAGCCGCGAGTGCGTTTGCTTGGGCTGTCAATTCTGTTGCGTTGATACTGCTTGCACTTGCGGCGGCCTCATTGGCTTTAGTTGTCGCTAGTCCAACTTGAGTAGTTGCTAGGGCAACTTGAGCCGCACCACCAGTTGTAGCTAGAGCCACCTGATCAGCCGCTAGTTGTACTTGAGCCGCGCCGTTTGTAGTCGCTAGATTAGCTTGGGTTGTGGCAAGAGCAACTTGATCTGCGGCTAGTGACACCTGTATTGCGCCGTTTGTAGTTGCGGCAGTAGCTGATGCAGACGCATTCTGAGCCGCAGTTTCTGCAAGACCTTTAGCGGTTTCACTTGCTGTTTTCGCAGTTTCGGATGCAACTTTTGCAACGACACTTTGATCTTTTGCTACTATGGAAGCATCACGGGCTATCTGAGCAGTGGTCAGTGCTATTTCCGTATTTGTCTCAGCGGTTTCAGCATTTGTTTCTGAAAGTTGCGCCGCAACTCTTGAGGCCTCTGATGAAATTGCTGATGCGGAACTTTCAGCCGCGCTGTTTTCAGCGTTTGCGATTGCCGCCTCTATCGCATCAGTATGCTTAGATTTAACACCAGTATCGCTATAGAAACTTGTTTTAGATGGGTTGTCGTTGTCTGCCGCACCTGTTGCATCTGTTTGTGTATTGGTAACTCCAGAGGAGCTATAGAAACTTGTGTTTGACGGCATGTGTATTAATCCTCGTAATATAAATTAGGTCTTACAGCTTGATTGATACCTGACTGTTCGGAACTGTTAGAATGCTCCTGTATCTCTAGTAAGAAAGATGAAGACTTAGCGTCGAATATTGTTCCGCGTTCATCTAGGAAATAATCAGCCGCATACGATAGGGCTGTGTAGGTCAATAGATCAGAAGCGATAGTTGTGAACATATTGGTATCAGTGTCATTAACTAGCTGGTCTTGTTCCCCATAGTAGTTGAGGTAAAGGCTACCACTGTCGGGCATGGGAAATAACCTTAACTGACTTTGTTCACGGCAGTAGTACCTAGGAGCACCAGCTTGGTTAGTCCTCTGGTACTGCACCATCTCATTCAATGGGATGCGTACTAATGCGTTACCATCGTAATACATCTCGATTACTTCAAGTAAGTCTGAGGGCATCGTTACTTTGGAGACAGGTGTAACAGATGTTACATCGTATTCGTTCTGTTTCTCCATCGCTGGGACACGTAGCTGACGCTGTATCCTAGTTATTGCTTGGTCTATGAAGGTGTCAGCCAAGGCATTTGGACAGTCACTGCGATTCAGTAGAGCAATAAAGTGTGCTCGGATTTCACCTTTGTTCATTTTAAATCCTCTTATCGGTTGTAAGGAACATGTCTAAGTCCTCGTTTTTTAACTTGCGGATAATCTCCGAACCTTCGGCTTCCCATAGATTAAATCCTTCGCGCATCCACTTCTCAACAACGGCTGTTGGAATGGAGGCCACTCGCATCATTTCACCTGATGGCTTCGAACTATCGTTCCGAGCGTCTTTCAAGTCGTCTAAGTATGACTGGGATATGTGCTGAGTGTTCTTCTGTATTAGTTGCCCATGTTCGTGGATGAAGTTTGCTTCATTTTGAACTAATAATGGCTGTTGTTTTTTATTCATTTTGCTACCCTTAAAACGCAAAAAGGCCACCCACGGACAACAGTAAGGAGAGCAAAACCTGTGTGTCTATGGGTGGCCTAGTAAAGACCTATTAGTGGTCTATTAGAAACTTATGATAAGCCTGTAATCTTTACAGAGTCACCAAAGTTGGTGTGTTTGCAAGAAACCTCGCCGACCACATGGTGGCGATCTGAGTCTCCATTTTTAGCTAGGAGTGTTCTTGTGAACGGACGCAACGTACATGTTTTGAACATCGTTGGGTCTATCAATAGTGCGTGGTCTGTTTTCAACTCGCGGTTCAATACAACTCTGTAAGTTCCGTAAGGTGACACATAGATGTCTATCGCATTAACAAGTGTTTTACCTTGATTAATCTCACGATTACGACCAGCCGCCGCTGAGAAACCAGCAACAATTTGGGCATCCGCTGGCTTGATCATGAAAGTATCAACGTCTGAATTATTATCGTATGCTGTTTGACCAGCTTCCAATAACTTAGCTTCTGTTAGGGCATCTGCTGTACCAGCACCAGCATCTACATTTGTAGAAATCTGGTTTAGTAAAGAAGTCATCTTACGCGCTGTAGAAGCTGAACCAGCGACAGATGCTTGTGTCACACCTACCATTGCGTGTTCATAGTCTTTTTTGATCTCTTTCAACTTTTTAGCAAGTTGCAGGGCAGTTTCCTTTGCACGACCATAAGTCGCCACAGCATCCGCAGTTGCGGAGATTTGGAATGCTTTAGACATGATCTGAGTGTTGTTTGTACGCTCAGTTGCATCTGTCAAAGTCATCATACTCGCGTCACTACCCTCTATTTGGGCGTTAACTTGTGAGTCTGCCAATGAATCTTCAAGGAATGAGAAAGTTCTAGCGTTAACTTTTTCGTTCTTGATCATTGCTTGCATTGGAGTTGAAAATGGTGAAATGTTAGAAATTAAATCGTCAACATTTTCTTTCAAGCCGACCTGATTATATGAAGTGTATGTACTCATAACGTATTGTTTCCTCTAGTTTTTTTAGGATTAAGTTAAAGAAGATTTACTCTTCCCAGCGGCTCATAAGAACGTCTGCTATATCGTCGAGGTCTTTAGCACTACTCAGCCCATCCAACTGCTTCTGTTGTTTAGCTTTTTGGATAGATTTTCTTGAGGGTGGTGCTTTCTTGGAACTAAGAACTTTCTTGCCACTTTTTGACTTACTCAGTTTGGCTTTGGCTTTTTTGCTTTTAGCGGACTGTTTAGATTGGTCATAAAGACGGGCTTTGTTAATCAGCATAATGACCTGTGGGTCGGTGTACTGATCGACTTGTTCTTTAGGTAATCCCGATTTGACAGCGTAATCACGGATGTCTGAATAGAGTTCATTACCCCACTCAGGCAGTTGCTCTTCAAGAACCTTTACGCATTCTGCGGCGGCTTCTTTAGTTGCTTCCTGATGTTGTTGCTGTGCTTGGGATACAAGCTGACCACTTTCTTCCTGTAGGAATTTTAAGTCGTCTTCTGCTTGCTTCGCGTCTTGGCGTAGTTGAGTGAATGTCTCAGCATCCATCTCGCGTGACGCTACTAACATGTCAATGTCAGCATAAGGCTTATGCCTTGCTTCTGCGCGTTCCAATAACTTCTGATATGACATCTGCGTTATAGCCAGTTGTTGTTCCGACTGTTTGCGCTGGGTAGCCAAATCTTGAGACTTTTTTGTTAGAGATGCTTCTTGACCATAAAGCCGCTTTAAGTCCTTTACAGATACCTGTTTAGATTCACCATTTACTGCAATGTCTACAATCTGATCGTCAGTAGCGGCTAGAGGCTCATCGTCCTCATCGTCGTCTTCATCTTCATCAGTCTCGTCATCGTCGTCTTCGGTTTCATCTTCATCAGGGTCTTCAAGTTCTAAATCGTCTTGATCGTCCTCGTCATCGTCTAGTTCATCCTCAGTTACTCCTGTCTCGTTGGAGTCTTCAGATGTTGCATCTTCTACTTCGACTTCCGATAGGGTTTCCCCGTCGTCCCATCTACCTAAGATAGCTTCTGCCGCTTCATCAATATCTAATGCTTGCGGCTCAGAGTTTACATTTTGCTCGTTGTTCATGGAGCAGTCTCCTCTTGGCTGTTGTCGCCGTTCTGCTGTTCTACAATGCTGTCACGCACTTGAACTCGCTGTTTTAAAGTATCAACCACGTCAACTAAGGCGCGATAGTGGCTGTAGGCATGTTCTCTTATGTCCTTGTCAGCTGGCTCAGTGTTTACAAACTTCTGAAACGACTTTTCGACAAGATCATTGATAACTGAATTGAAGGCGGTACTGCTTAAAACAGCACCAGCCTCATCTCCAGCCATCACAAGTTGCTCTTCTTGATTAGGCATGTAGTTCTCTCTTTTTGGTTAAGGTTGCTTATCCGTTAGGACTTGCGATTGCTCTGACATCATCAGCAGTTCTTGCGATCTCTAGTTCCTCTAAGTTCACATATTCTTTATGTTCGAACTCAGTCTCTTTAAGGTCTTGTTTGTCAGAATTTAGGGCAAATGCTTGTTGAGCCTTCATAGTGTCTAGCTCATGTTTCATTTGCCTCATTTGTGCATCCATCTGCACCTTCATTTCAGCGACAGCTGTTTGTCGTTCTTGAAGTTGCATCTGTTGCTGTGCCATCTGCATTTGCAGTTCTGCATTTGGATCAGGTGGCGGTGGAGGTATC